TTATGGACGCATTATGGACATTCCAGACACCGGATTTAGAGTCACTGCATCTTGCAGGAAATCCGGTGCGAAATGTGCGTAGGTCATAGTTTGCTGTATGTTTGAATGACCTAATATGCGCTGCAATGTGATTATGTTACCTCCATTCATTATAAAATGTGTGGCAAATGTGTGCCTCAAAACATGTACGGCCTGTCCATCTGGTAAATCGGGTTTAACCTCTTTTAAGGCAGTGCGTACTTTGTAGTAACTGGCGTTAAAGAGCCTGCCTGAGTTTTTCTTCTTGATTCGCTTTATTAGGTCAAGCGAAAGGGGGATTGTCCTGCGCTTCCCGTTTTTGGTTTTCATGAATGTAACCATCTGATTTATGATGTGTTCGGCTTTTAAGTCAGAAACCTCACCCCACCTGCCGCCGGTTGACAAACAAACTAGAACGGCGCTGCGCTCGTCGCCATCAAGGCGGGCTAACAGAGCTTCAATTTCCTCGCCTGACAAAAAAGCCATTTCGAAAGAAGCCTCTTTCAACCGCTTGATATCCCTGAACGGGTTAGGGCAGTTGTATTCCTCAGCATCAATCAGTTTTGTGAATACGCCGCTCATCATTGCCATATGTCGGTTTACACTGGCTGGTTTCAACCCCTCATTCATCATCAACACTCGGTAATCGGTTATCGATTTTTTGGTTAGTTGATCAGCTCTGGTTATACCCATTTCCTCAAACTTTGCGGCTATTGTTGTAAGTCGACCCCTTTCGATATCCCCGCGGGGGTGCATCTTGCCGTGATATATCCACCAACGTTCTAAAAGTTCGGTAATTCTTCTTCGGTCTGCTGGTTTTTCAATCCACTCTTTATTGTGAAAGTTAACCAGTACATGGCGTTCAAAGGCTTGCGCCTCACCCTTTGTGTTAAATTTGCGCCGGATGCGTTTTCCGTCTGCACCCTGCGGCCTTACGTCCACTTCATATCGACCGTCATCGAGTTTCTTAATGCTCATAAGATTCTCCATGCGGTGTATAAATTCTTCTTTTGTGCCTTTGACGCTATTTTTTGCGGTTTGAATCTCCTGTGGTTACGTTGCTCACCGTACTTGTTAACAAGTAAACAAACTTTGTAATAAACATGCGCACGGTGAATGGTTAACCAGTCTTTTGGTCTGAGTGCTGCGAGGTTGTTAAATTTTGCCCAGAGTGTGCGAGCGCCGGAGCTATCTGTCCGGCTTCGGGATCAGTCTCATCAAACATGAACCAATCGCGGTACTTACGAAATCGAGGGTGTTTAAAGAGTTTCATACCTGCGTCCATCGGCATTTTGGATTTTCCAGACTCGTAGCCGTGATAGGTGTAGTAATTTATTCCAATTAATTCAGCAAGTTCCTTTGTTTTTAAACGTTCAGACTCACGGATGAGTTTTAACTTCTCGCTTTGTTCACTTGACATAATTTTGCTAATCTCCAATTATATGTGCAGTTAAACATTGGCAATTCACTTTAAATGGCTCTAAGTAGCTCCAGTTGGTGAAATGCAAATCTTATGGAGGATAGCAAATTGTCAACAGGTGTAGAAATTTCTTGTGTTGCGGTTGATGGAGGAAGTGCAGAAAGCTCTGTTAAGAAGAAGGAGGTCCGTATTTCTGAACATCCATCTGACTTGCTTTCTAAAGAGGGGTTTGCGCTTTATATCGGCAAAAGTCCTCGTGCAGTGGCTGAAATGGCTAAGTCCGGCAAATTGCCTGCTTTTTACATGACAGATCCTTTAAAACCGGGTGGTCAAGCGGAGTTATGGGTAAACCGTCGCGAGTGGGATAAATACGCTGCACAGTTGGTGCAGGACGCTCCGACCGAGTGGCATGACTGGAAAAACCGTATTAGCTACAGCAAGTCGGCTCATGGTCGCGCGGTTGCTTAGGGGAAAAGCTCATGAATGAACCTCGTTGCATTGCTCAGTTACTGCGTAGCGAAAGCCCACGCCCGATGACGTTCAAGATTACCCATGGTAAGGGACGTAAAGGCATCATCATCCGCACCCGTAAGCCGGGATTTTTTGCCATGGCTAAATGCTTCATTAAATCCAGAGGGTTAACGTTATGGCGGTAATGACTCTTGCGTTAGTTCAAAAACAGCCACAATCCCTGCGCCACGTCATCGGAAAACATCTGGCGGAGCCGCGCTGGCATGATAGCTGCGATTTCTATAATCAAATGATGGAACGCGACCGCCTGACGGTCTGTTTTCATGCTCAATTAAAACAGCGTCATGCGACGATGCGTCTTGAGGAAATGAACGATGTAGACCGGGAGCGTCTGGTGTGCGCTATCGACGAGCTACGTGCTGCGTTTTCAAAACGTCGTCAGGTTGGCTCAAGTGAGTCTACATATATTAGTTTTCTAACAGTAGGTCAGCGACGTTCTTTATTTTTACACGCGGGGTTAAGTGAGATTGAATTTAATCAGCCTTACTGGCGTATTAATGAAGAATCATGTTATTGGCGTGAAAAGTTATTTCGTGCTTTACGTGAGTTGTTTAGCCTGTTTGAGTATGCACCGACGATATTAACATCGGTCAAGCCTGAGCAATATTTGCATTAATTAAATAATACGAATTTTAAACGCACTTGATTGTGCGGGACTTCTTTTTGTCTGGAGAAAGTCATGCTTACAGGAACGGAAAAGCAAAGCGGCAATTTTTCTTTATTGCTTCAGCAGGCCAGAGCAGAAGCGCAGGCCGACGCGGCGACTATATTCTCATCTCATCTGGATAAACTGATTCAACTTATCGTTACGCAGGAGTTGGGGCGTGTTGAGATTGTCGAGTTACTCAGCCAGGAATCAACGGTACTTCATGACGCAGGTCTCGCCCGTGGGGAGGCTGTTTAATGTCTGTGCTGAAATCTGTGATTCTCAATGGCTGGTTAAAAGTTGCCGTTCTCAAAAATGGTGATTTATCTCTGTCTGACCTCAAAAGTGATAAAGATTCTGGCGTGATGGTTGGGTCGGTTATCGCCATTTATTCGAATGAGTTAAATCTGTTTTCTGATGTTGTCGACCTACTCGTCAAACGTGCTATTTATCGCAAGAGAATAACCACGGCGGATGAGTTAATAAAATTCATGGCTGAACAATCTACATATTGCACGTGTGAGCTAAAAAAATTAAATCGGAAAGGTGGTAAATAATGTCAATTTATATTGAGGTGGGTGACCGTTTCGTCGTCACTAGTGACCAGTTTCAATTTATTTTACGCGAGAGGAAAGTCGCAAAGACAGGAAGTAATGCAGATAAAGAGTATCTTGATACTGTCGGATATTATCCGAAATTAAACCAGCTCGTTTCAGGGCTTATTCATCACCACATTCAACAATCGGCAATTACCACCTTTGAGGAAATGACAAAAGAGATTGAGCGTGTAGGGCGTTTATGTAGTGATGCTTTTACATCATCGTATTGTGACAAATACTTTGCAAAAAATGCGTAGGAATGACGGGCGGCAAACCGCCCGCAACTCATTTTTTATGGAACACAAACAAGCTGTCGTACTCACCGGGGTGAAGATTATCAACATGCAGGTCAGTCAGTCCCATTTTAGCAATGCCGTTAACAAGCATAAGGTAGGTGTTAAGGCCGTTTGTTGTGATTACGCGATATATCTCATCCTGTTCATTCTTAATGGCGACCACCATTGGTTTTCCACCTATCTCGCTTCTGGTCACTCTATTAACAAGATTGCTGACATCGTCGTCGATTGCTGCTTTCTCAATTCTTCGTATGTACTTGTCTTTCATCGCTATTCCTTAAAAGTGTTTAGCGGGTTTTCCATGTTCGCTGCTCATAGTACGACATCGGTAATGCTGCTGGCGAGGGGCTATGAATAATTCGCAGTATGCTTACTCATGGAATGCGCCGTGCGAGGCTATAGGGCGCGACAGACCTCTTACACGTGCCGAATTCCGTCAGGTGCAAGCGGTTTTATTCAAGATTGACCGTCTGCCGTTCTTTCTGCGCTCGCATTTCACCTCGCGTTATAACTACATACGCCGGACTAAAAGCCCGGTGCATGGCCTGTTTTACCTGAAAAAAACATTTGAAGAGCGGCTCTGGCCGCGCCTCGAGCGTGTTAATCAGGTGTACGGGATGGACACCAGTAAATCGATACGGCTTTTATCCGAACGCGATGAATTTGAAACATTGCCGGACATGAATGACAAAGTGATGAAGAAATTCGCCGCCAGATTATCTGCACAGATTTTCATGGCGTATGAAGAATTTAGCGATGAATACACCGAGGCATACGGGAGCAAAGAGGCGCTGTTTACCGATGATGCTCAATCGTATCTTTACGGCCAGCTCGCTGGCGCGGTGCGCGCGCTTAATATCACTCCGATGTACTGGAAGAAATACCTGAAAGGTCAGATGACTATCCGTATGGCCTACTCGGCCATCGCGCGCATGATGAATAACGAGTGGTGGGTCAGCCAGCTTAAAGCCCAGCGCATGCGCTGGCGTGAGTCCCTGCTGATTGCCGCCGGTGAGGTCAATAAAGACCGTTCTTCGTATGCCAGCAAGTCAGCAATTCGGGACGTTCACGCGCGCCGCCTGGCTAATCTGGAATACCTCAAATCTTGCGAGCTCGAGAATAAAGTGACCGGCGAGCGCATCGACCTGATTAGTAAAGTCATGGCGAGTATTTCTAACCCTGAAATTCGTCGTATGGAGCTGATGAATACCATCGCCGGTATCGAGCGCTACGCCGCATCAGTCGGCGACGTTGGCATGTTTATCACCATCACCACGCCGTCAAAATATCACCCGACCCGTCAGGTTGGAAAAGGTGAGAATAAAACCGTTCAGCTTAATCACGGCTGGAATGATGAGGCGTACACGCCGAAAGATGGTCAGCGCTATTTATGCGGCATCTGGAGCAAAATGCGCACGGCGTTCAAAGATAATGATTTGCAGGTGTACGGGATGCGCGTTGTTGAGCCTCATCACGACGCAACCCCTCACTGGCATATGATGCTGTTTTGCAAACGCAGCCAGCGTAAGCAAATTACCGACATTATGCGTCGCTATGCGATGAAGGAAGACGGTAACGAGCGCGGAGCGGCGCGTAATCGCTTCGAGGCTAAACACCTCAACAAAGGCGGCGCGGCTGGCTATATCGCAAAATATATCGCTAAAAATATCGACGGCTATGCGCTTGACGGCCAGCTCGATAAAGACACAGGTAAACCCCTGAAAGATACCGCCTCAGCGGTCACCGCATGGGCGTCAACATGGCGCATCCCTCAGTTTAAACCGATTGGCATCCCGACGATGGGCGCATATCGCGAGCTCAGAAAGCTGCCTCGCGGCGTCAGCATTGCCAGGGACTTTGACGAGCGTGTTGAAGCGGCTCGCGCGGCTGCTGATGAGGGGGAGTTTGATTTCTATATTGCCGCACAGGGTGGCGCGAATGTCAGGCGTGATGACCAGACCGTCAGGGTTGCGCGCACCACGACCGATGAGGTTAACGAATATGAAGAGGATATCGAGAGAGTCGTCGGTATTTACGCCCCGCATCTTGGCGCGGGTCACATTCGGATCACCCGTACATCAGAATGGCGCATTGTTCCAAAGGCCGTTGCCGTTGAGCCTTTGACTTTAAAAAGCGGCATCGCCGCGCCTCGGAGTCCTGTCAATAACTGTGGGTTACCTGCCAACGGAACCGACAGGGATATGACGCCTACACCGTCTGAGCAAGCCGCAGCGGTGATAAATCTCATTGATGCAGGGGTTATCGACTGGAATGACCCGGACGCCGTGAAGGTGCTCAGGGACGCGCTAAAAGCGGGGGCTAAACCTCAAAACAGGCAACAAAGAAACCGATCACCGTTGAAGCCGGATGAATTAGCACCTTCAGCTCGCCTGACAAAATCGCAGCGCGACCAGATATCACGCATCCGGTTTGACCTCGCACAACACGGCATCACGCCGGAAAGGTGGGAACTGGATGTACTGGCGCGAGGCGCAACGGTGACATATGGCGAGAAAAAATTCAGTTATGCGGTTGCTGATGAGTGGCCGGGTTTTTCAACTGAAACGGAGTGTACCTAATGACAACTAAGTTAATCCAGATAGGTAATTATCCGGGATAACGCCGCCAGTGTTGTAACTTGTTTTCAGCGCTGGCGGCGTTCGACAACGAGCATTGCGAGGCGTTAGCTGTACTGGACTGAAGGCAAAACAAAAAACTCAACCTATTGCCTTGTTTTTGATAAGATAGTTTTTTTGTATGAGGAATATACAAAAGAGAAATAAAGGAGACCGTAGCGGCGCATATGGACTTGAGAACAGGTAACGTGTTTTCAATATGAAATAATTACTTGCTAACGTTTATTTATATTGAGCTGGCGGAGGAAAACGTTAATGATGATCTCCACCACAAAATGTCATAGTAGATATTGATTTTTACTAGTGCTGAGGTTTGCATGAAAATAAAAAATGAATTGAGTAGAGAGTTTCATGAGACTGTAATATTCGATTTAAAAGAAGACCTTTTGAAACTTGAGGAAAATCTCTCAAATACATCATTGTTATTGTCATTTCAGTTTAAAATAATCAAGCACATAATTAAGTGTGAAAGAATAATCAAGAGGTTAAAGTCTCATTTAATTGAGTTGAAAAGAATAAAAAGAAAAGGTGGCTTGCAAAAAGAACAATCCATACTCATCAAAGAGAGAATGAAAAATGTAGATGAATGCATTGAGAATATGAAATTTAAGATATACATTTTCAAAATGTTTGGTGATGGTGTCGTTTTTTTGTATCTTGATAAGTTTGATGTTAAGCATTGTTTTTATAATGTTGTAGATTATAGCCCTAAAGAATTGGCTGGTGCGTTGGGAGGGAAAAATGGTCTAAAAGAGGAGTGGAATATTGTAAAGGATGCTTGCAGTGCTGGCTTTCCAGCGTTGCTTAATGATATTACAATGAGTATGAGACATGGGGATGTTTGTTTGTTTAGTGGAGGCGTTCCTGTGCTAGTAGAAGTTAAGTCAAGTCAAAACAAAAACAGTCGCGTTGAACGTCAAAAAGTAAACTTACAAAAGCTAGGTGGATTTTTATCAGAGGATAAGGCTGAAAATTTTAGAGGGTTTCCTTTGATTACTAGAATGGAACTATGCATTCCAGAAGTTACATATAAAAAGGAAATAAATGAACAGTTAGTTATTTGTAGGAGTCAAGACAGTTCGTGGATTAAGTTGGAAGATGGCTTCTATGTAATATCGATTCGTGATGGCAATATTGGGGATATTTTGTCCAAGCTAGATTTAAGTGGGGGGCAGATGGCGCCGATTTTTTTGAATGAATGTAAAAACAATCAAAGTTGGATTCCATTAACCCCTTTCGTTAATCTTATAAACAACCCTAGTGATTTGTGTGATTTTATAAATGGTGACCTAACAATTTTATGCATTTTGGATTTGGATTGTTTCAAAGAGATAGCTCGAAATGAAGGCTTTGAACTTATTTTCATCAATGATGATGATTACTCCATGTTATTTAAAGAGTTTGATAGTTCATTAATATGGGGGTTGTCATGGCAGATGATGCTTAGAGTCCCTTTAGAAATGATGTCAATGTCTTGGTTGATCAGGGATTCAATTACCAGATTTAAACAACTGCAAGAGCAAGATAGCGTTACATTTTCTTCATCCGAAATTAATGCCTTGGAGCCCTCACCTTTAGAAAAGTACCGACATCTTTTTTTAAAATGATCCAGATAGCATTGCTGCATGTGAAGGAAGCATCAATTTGCATATTTTTTCCTCTTCTATCGAGCGTGAGTGCCGCCAGTGCTGGTGCGCCTCCGGCGTGTTCGTGCAACTGCATTAAAACCGACCCATAAAGCGGGCAGGCGTGGCGGGGATAGCATTGCGCTCTAGCGCGATAGCTATTAATTATTTTCTTAGTGAATGTGATCTCATAGCCGAGCAGGACAAAAAACAATCAATGATGAAGATTTTTGTTGTTTGATAGCATAAGCCACGACTTGACCTGTGATATCCTGATTTTGGGTTGGATCTAATCTTTTAATCTCCTAAATTTAAAATGGTGGTTCCGGCAGTGTTACAAAATGTTTAAAATTTATGCTATGAACAAAAATAGTCATTTCTGCGAATTTTTCAATGAAGTGATTATAATGTTGGAATAATAATACAGATTGATACAGTAATTAAAATTTTATTAAGCATAACTTAGAGTGTATAGAAATGGAATTGATGTATAATATGAGGTTGTTATTTCTTTATTTTAAAACGATCGGTTTTGTTTATCATATAATAGGTGTTGGAAGTCTGATTTTCTTGTTTGTCAAAGTGTTATGGCTTAATGATATTCAGGCTCCATTTTATTTTATGTCAAAAACTAGTGCTGCCTTTGAAGGGGTTCTAGGCTCTATTGTTGCAAGTTATATTTTTTATATATTTTGTATACACCCCTCTCTTTTCAAAGAAAAGAAAACTAGTGCGCTGTTCGTAAATTTAATGCTCGGGAAGATTATAGCTGTATTTGGTTCGTACATGAATGGTGTTTCAAACTCTTTGACTTCAACTGCGACTATTAATGAAATTAGAAATGAATTTTCTAAAATTAGGCCATTTCAAAATAATGCACCATTGACATTTGGTTTTTCAAACAATGGGCAGTTTTTATACGCTGATTGGTTTGAGTACTTTCAATATAACAATAATAAAATATCCGAAACAATAAAGTTATTATTGGATTCTAGATTTTCATTAGACGTGGAGTTGATTAATATTTTAAACGAAACATTTAACTGTCAATGGTTTACGAGTGTAAGGCAGCTTTCGGGCTTAAAAAATCAGTTAAATAAGGGAACGAGCCCATTCTTTAATCCTAGTAACAATGCTGGGCAAACTTGCGATGATTTTTATCATTTGAAGGAACTCATTAATAAACTTGCTTTGTTGAAACTTGAAACAGACCCGTTTATTAGAAAGTGAAATGTTTGCAATGTGTGTTTATAAAGTAAATCGCAGTGATGTAAATTATCACTGCGATATCAGTATGGTTATAATGTTGGGGTTAACGGATCCTAAATAGCCTCAGAGGAGTATTAATAATATTGGTGGCTATATATTTACATGTTGTCAGGATCCAGAGAGTAGTTTTTAAAACGGATAATCTCATCGCCTGCCCACTCGTTCAGCTCCATGAAACGCGACTGCAACGGACTGAGCTCGTTACGCACAAAGACCTTTGCTACCTTCTCGACGTCGCCCACTGAGCCGACATTCTCGGGCTTGCCGCCCATCAACTGGAACGGAATGCGATGCGCATCGAGCAGGTCACCGGAGCTGACTTTCTTGATGTTAAAGAAATCATCTTTCGTCGCGACCTCGCTCAGCGGCACAATTTTAATCCCGTCAGCTTTTCCGTTCGGCGCGTAGAAAAACAGGTTTTTAAAATTCCCGAGCCCTTTTGAGTCGCGCATCGCCTTGCGCAGCGCCTCGACGTCAGTGCTGCTTTGTGCTGCGTCGGTCACATACATGATGTAACCGGCATGTGCGCCGTTCTGATAATACTTGCGACGGAACAGTGTCGCCGATTCATTCAGCCAGGCTGAATTGAGCGCACTCAGGTATTCCGGCATCCCGTAAAGCTCCTGATTAATATCGGGCTCGAGCAGGTGGAAGACGGAGCCGGGCGCGAACTGGTGCGGCTGTGTGTAGCTCTGAATGTACCAGTACACGTCATCCTCAATGCCACGGCGGGTGTATTTCGCCGGTGAGGTTTCCAGTTTTAACGGCTTACCGGTCAGGCCGCGACGCTCTTCGATAAACGCATTGCCAAACACCAGATAGTCGAGCGCAAATCGGGTGAAGTCCTGACGGGATAGCAACGGGTGCGGGATGTAGGTCGACACCAGAATATTTCGCTTCACGTAAATCGGTGAACTGTGGTGCACGGCTGCGCGCATGCTCTTCGCCAGCCCGGAAAAGCTTACTGGCGGCTCGTACCACTGGCCGTTGTCGATACACTCGACATAATCGAGAATATCGCGGCGGTCGAGTACCGGCGTCGGCTCACCAAAGGTGAATGCTTCCATGCTCTGAGCCGGTGCGGCGGTGTGGTTTTGGGTGCGCGGCGGCTGCTGGCGCTTGTTGCGTTTTTTGCTCATTAGTTCCACTCCATGATGCTGGATGACTGCTCACCGGTTGCGGCGGTCAGCGGCTCATTGATTAATACGTGCATGGTTGCCCACGCGAGATCGGCGTGACTGGCTTCCTCGGTGCGGCTGGCCTCATAGGTCGAGCTGCGCCCGCTGCTGGTCATGGTTTTGCGGATAGACATAAATGACTGCGTGATATCGGTCGCGCTGACGTCGTACTCGAGGCAACCGCGGCGAATGGTGTCTTTTGCTTTGAGCACCATTGCGGTTTTCATTTCCGGCGTGTAGCGGATTTCACGCGCGGCCGGGTAGAACGAGCGCACAAGCTGGAAGACTCCCTGACCGAGCCCGGTCGCATCGATGCCGATATATTCCACGGTGTATTTCTGCGTGAGCTCGCGAATGGATTCGGCCTGTTGGGCGAAGTCCATCCCTTTCCACTGGTGGCGCTCGAGGATGCGGAATTTGCCACCGGCAACGACCGGAGGCGCGATAACGACGCACCCGGCGCTGTCGCCACGTAATGACGGGTCGTAGCCAATCCACACCGGGCGGTGACCGAATGGCTGGTCGGCAAATGGCGCGTAGTCCTCCCATTTCTCGAGGCTGTCGACCATGCAGCGTTGCAGCTCTTCGAACGGGAATACCGACGCTTTATCGTCGACGAACTCGCACATAAACAGGTTGCGGAACTCATCGACACTGTTCTCGCGCTTCAGCGTATCGATGTTGAACAGGGTGCACCCTTTGGCGAGTGCGTCCTCGATGGTGACAATCTGTCGCCACTGGCCGTCAGGACAGGCGACGCCCTTCGCGAGTGCGGCGTGACTGATATCGATATCGACGCGCTCGCTCTTGTCTGAGCGCCCCTTGTTGAACTGCTCACCCGACCAGAACGGGTAAGCGCCGTGCGCCAGCGATGAGGGGGTCGAAAAATAGGTCGTGCGTAAATGCTCCTGTGACGACATGCCCCCGGCGACGCGCTTCAGTTTCTGAAAGTTGGGGATCCAGAAAATTTCGTCGACATACAGGTCACCGTTGTGACTCTGTGCCGTGTTGGCATTGGTACCGAGAAACATCAGCTCCGCGCCATTGTTGCCGAGCACAATCGGGTCGCCGGTAAGCTCGACGCCAGCCTGTCGGGCAAAGGCGATAATGTATTTACGGAATACATAGGCTTGCGTCTTACTGGCCGACAAAAATATCTGGTTGTGGCCGGTTTTCAGCGCCTGTAACAGTGCCTCACGTGCAAAATGGAACGTCGCGCCAATCTGTCGCGATTTCAGAATGTGCCTGATGCGGTGCGCCAGCCCCGCGCGCCACCACTCGAGCTGATAGTCGAAAGACTGCTCGAGGAAAATCTCTTCGAGTTTCTCGATAGCTTCTTCGCTGAAAAAGTTCTTTTTCGGCTTCTTCTTTTCCCCTTTGTTGCGGTTGGCCACGTTCGGGTTTAAATCCGCTTCGTTGCCGGTCTGGCCGTAGCGGTTAACCCGCGCGAGGCGTTCCATCTGGCGCGCCAGAAAATCCGCGACCTTAAAGTCGTGAGCCGTCAGGTCAGGCTTTGCATAGAGCTGAATCAGTCGCGCCTCGAGCGTGAACTCGACCCGGTTTAACGGGGCGGTTTCTTCCCATTTATCGCGCTGTTTCCAGCTCTGCACCGTGGGGCGCTTGACCTGTAACTGCTCCGCGATTTGTGGCACGGAATAGCCCTGCCAGAACAAAAGCGCGGCCTGTCGTCGCGGGTCGCTGAGTAGTGATGTGTCGTTGGTAGTGGTCATAAAACCTCACTGTGATGAGTACACGGCAAGGCTAAAGATTCAGGGGGGATGAATCGCTAACCCCCTGTTGTGTCAGGGGTTGCACTTCTGTAACCGGTGGCTGACGAGGGAGGGAGTCGGGAAACTACATCCGACCCGATAACCCAACTCAGGACACCTGACTCATGGCTAAAAAAATTTCGAAATGGTTTCGCATCGGCGTCGAGGGGGACACCTGCGACGGTCGCATCATCAGTGCGACCGATATTCAGGAAATGGCCGACGGCTTTGACCCGCGCGTCTACGGCTGTCGTATTAACCTCGAGCATATCCGCAGCGTTATTCCCGACAGCCCGTTTTGCCGCTATGGCGACGTCACAGAAGTGAAAGCAGAAGTGATCGACGACGATTCGGCACTTAACGGCAAGCTGGCGCTGTTCGGCAAAATTGCCCCGCTCGACAACCTGCTCGCGACGCTGGCGAAAGGCCAGAAGGTTTACACCTCGATGGAAATTCGTCCGAACTTTGCCAACACCGGCAAATGTCACCTCATTGGGCTGGCGGTAACCGATGACCCGGCGAGCCTCGGTACCGAATACCTGCAATTCTGCTCCCGCGCACAACAAAACCCACTGGCCGGGAAGAAAGACCAGCAGGGCGACCTGTTCTCAGTGGCAACCCTTGCCGAGCTGGAATTCGAAGACCTGCCCGACACCCTGCTGACCAAACTCAGCGACACCGTGAAAGGCATCTTCAGCCGTAAACAGACTGACGACGATGCGCGTTTCGGTGATGTACATGAAGCCGTGACCGCCATCGCCGAGCGGGTGCAGACCGGCGGCGAAAGCGCCGGGGTGCGTTTCAGTGCAATTGAAGCCGAACTCGCCGACGTCAAAAAAGCGCTCGCCGAACAGGCCGACGCCACCTCGCAGCAATTCAGCACCCTGACCACCACGCTGGAAAACACCGAAAGCAAATCACAGGCGCGCCGCAAGTTAAGTACCGGCGGTGATGGTGATTCGGCGGGCTCCACGCTGACCGACTGCTAACCCCTGATAACCCCGAAGGAAAAGAAACGCCATGCGTAAAGACACCCGTTTTAAATTCAATCAGTACCTGAGCCGTATCGCTGAACTGAACGGCATCGAGGTCAGCGACCTTAACAAAAAATTCACTGTCGAGCCGTCGGTGACGCAGACCCTGTTTGACAAAATCCAGCAGTCGTCCAGCTTCCTGAAGCTCATCAACATGGTGACCGTTGGCGAGCTGACCGAAGAGAAGGTCGGTATCGATGTGACCGGCTCCATTGCCAGCACCGCTGACACCGACGGCGGCGTCGAGCGTAAAACCGCTGATTTCGCGAAAATGGATGCATACCGCTATTTCTGCCATCCGGTGAACTTCGATTATCACCTGAAATACAACAAACTCGACCTGTGGGCGCGTTTTCAGGATTTCCAGATTCGGATCCGTAACGCCATCATCAAGCGTCAGGCGCTGGATTACATCACCATCGGCTTTAACGGCGTGAGCCGGGCGGCGACCTCTGACCGTAGCAAAAACCCGTTACTTCAGGATGTGGCTGTCGGCTGGTTGCAGAAATACCGCAACGACGCGCCTGAGCAGGTGATGTCCAGTATCACCGACGCTGACGGTACCGTGATTTCGAACACCATCAAAGTGGGTAAAGGGGGGCATTACGCCAACCTCGACGCACTGGTTATGGATGCGTTTGAGTCACTGGTCGCGGAAATTCACCGCGAAAACCCGGAAATGGTGGTCATCTGTGGTCGCCGTATCCTGACCGACAAATACTTCCCGATGATTAACAAATTCCAGGCGAACAGCGAACAGCTCGCCGGTGAGCTGATTATCAGCCAGAAAACCATCGGTCAGCTTCAGGCGGTGCGCGCGCCGTTCTTCCCGGCAAACAGCGTTTTCATTACCACGCTGGATAACATTTCGATTTATCTGTACGAGGACGGCCACCGCCGCCACATCGTCGAAAATCCGAAACTCGACCAGGTGGAAAACTACGAACAGGTCAAAGTCGATTTTGTTATCGAGGACTACGAGGCCGGTTGCCTGATTGAGAATATCGAGATCCTCGAGCCGGAAGAACCCGCCACCTCTGAACCAGTGAGCGCGGAAGTCTTCGCGGCGGCAATGGTCAAAGCGATGCAGTCTCTGACAGGCAGCGCACTGGCTGAAACCAGCACCACTGACGGCACGGAGGCATAACCGATGGCAACCCCCGCACAGCGTCACGCGATGCGGGTCTCGGCTATCAGGGCATCGCAGCGGGATAACGCCCCGCTGCGTCATGCCTCACCTTACGAGCAAATGCTCGTCAAGCTGGCCGCAGACCGCCGGACGCTATCAGCAATTCGTTCTAAAGAACGCAAAGCGGATAAAAAACGCGAATTACTCCCGCTGTACCTGCCGTGGGTCGCTGGCGTACTGGAAAGCGGCGCCGGCGCACAGGATGACATTCTGATGACGGTGATGCTCTGGCGTCTTGATGCGGGGGATATCACCGGCGCGATTGAGATTGCGCGCTATGCGCTGCGTTTCGGTCTGTCGATGCCGGAAAATCATTCCCGCACTACACCTTACATGCTGGCCGAAGAGGTCGCACTCGCGGCAACCCGCGCCCGTATTGCCGGTGAGCCGGTCGACGCCGCACAACTCCTTTACGTTATCGGGCTGACTGCTGAGGCCGATATGCCTGACGAAGTGCGCGCCCGACTGCACAAGGTCACCGGTCTGACTCTGCGTGATGCCGGTCAGCCTGAGAATGCGCTTTCTCACCTGCAACGCGCCTTACAGCTCGACACCCACGCCGGGGTAAGAAAAGACATTGAAACCCTCACTCGCGAGCTGAACCCGAAACCGGTCGCCGTCAAAAAACTGGCGCCGAAAGCGGCGAAAAAGGCACCCGCGAAGAAACAAGATTCACCGGTGAAACGAGGGCGGGGACGCCCGAGGAAAGTCGCCGGTTAACAGAACGCTCCCCGAGCCGGGCGGCACGCTGGTCAATGCGGGTATTGATTGCCCTGACTGCGACCGGCGTCCACCGCCCACCCATTACCCGAGGTTGTCATGACGACAGTGATTATTGAGCCAAATAAAGAGCCGCAGGATGTGCCGGGCGTGATACCACCACCGGGCGTGAGCGAGCCGGTAATAAAAAACACCTTCTTTTTCCCTGATGTGGATCCGAAGCGTGTGCGCGAGCTGATGCGTCTGGAGCAGACCGTTTCTGCGCTGCGCCTGAATGATGCGATTAAAGCCGGTATGGCTGAAACCAATGCGGAGCTTGTCCTGTGGCGGGTTGAGCAGATGGCCGCAGGGCATGACACGCTGGCTGATGTGCCTGCCGATGATATCGATGGTGAAAGCGTGCGCTGTTTCCACTATTTCCGCGCCGTCTGCGCCATGACCAGCGCCACGCTGTTTGAGCGTTATCGCGGCATAGATGCGACGGCGAAAGGCGACCGCAAAGCGGAAAGCACCGAGGCGGTTATCGATGAACTATGGCGGGACATGCGCTGGTCTGTGGCGCGTATTCAGGACAAGCCGCGCTGTATTGTCGGTCAAATCTGATGAAGGTCCGGGTGATGCAGGGTGACACCCTCGATGCGATTTGCGCCCGGTATTACGGGCGCACTGAGGGCGTCGTTGAAACGGTGCTGCAGGCGAATCCGGGGCTGTCGGAGCTGGGCGTTATTCTGCCGCACGGCACGACAATAGAACTGCCCGAAACTGACAGCGCCCCGAAAACCGAGACGGTGAATTTATGGGACTGAGTGTGGAAAAAATCACGACGTTTATCGCTTACTGGCTGGCCGTGGGGCTGGCGTATTTCGGGGCGATATCCCCCGAAAAGCTGGCGCTCTATGTGGGGAGTGCCTGCGCCATTTTTACCGCGCTGACGAATTACTGGTTTAAGCGCAAAACCTACCGCTACCTGACCTCACTCGGACTCGATAAGGAGGCACCCCGTGAGCTCAATCATTAAACGCTGCAGTGTGGCCGCCGTGCTGGCGCTGGCCGCGCTGATGCCTGACTTTCGTCTGCTTAACACCTCGCCCGAGGGGCTGGCACTGATTGCCGACCTCGAAGGATGTCGCCTGACACCTTACCAGTGCAGCGCGGGAGTGTGGACGTCAGGCATCGGCCACACTGCCGGGGTGGTCCCGAAAGGGGATATTACCGAACAGCGCGCGGCGGAGAATCTCGTTGCCGATGTGCTTAACGTCGAGCAACGGCTCGCGGTCTGTGTGCCGGTGGATATGCCACCGCGCGTCTATGACTCGCTGGTCAGTTTTGCGTTTAACGTCGGAACCGGTGCGGCCTGTCGGTCGACGCTGGTCTCGTTTATCAAGCGTCACCAGTGGTGGCAGGCGTGCGACCAGCTCACCCGCTGGGTGTATGTCAACGGCACAAAAAATAAAGGGCTGGAGAATCGCCGCGCGCGAGAACGGGCTTACTGCGTAAAGGGGATGCAATGAAAGTGCTGATGATCCTGCTGGCAGGGTTGCTCGCCGTGGTGCTGTGGCTGCGCCACGATAACGCGAATTTATCCCGTTCCTTTGAGAAAGCGAACCGTGTTGCCAGCGAGCAAAAGACGACGATTGGCATGCTGAAAAATCAGCTTGCTGTATCGCAGCGAATCGCCAGGGCGAATGAAGATGCGCAGGTCAGGCTCGGCGATGAGCTGGCCGTTGCCGGTGAGCAGGCGGTTAAGCGGGAAGAAACCATAACGAGGCTGATGAATGAAAACGAGACGTTACGCCGCTGGTACAGCGATAAGCTGCCTGATGCTGTGCGCCGGTTGCACATCCGAACCGGCTGCACCTCCGCCGCCCGTTGTTTACAACGCCTGCCCGAAGGTGAGTCTCTGCCCGATGCCGGGAAGCGAGCCCGTCACTAACGGTGATCTGAGTGCCGATATTCGCAGGCTTGAGCACGCGCTCACCGCCTGTGCTATTAAGGTTGAAACCATCAAAGACTGTCAGGATAAAATCGATGCAGAAAATGAAAAGCCTGCGTAAAGCGCTGAATGACGCCGTCCCGCAGCTCCTGAATAACCCCGAGATGATGCGTATCTTTGCCGATGAGGGGAATATCGATGCGCGTCTCGCGGCTTCTCTGTCCCATGAAAAGAAATACACGCTGAATGTGATTGTGTGTGACTTTGTCGGCGACCCCGACCTGATTTTTGTGCCGGTGGCGGCGTGGCTGCGAGAAAACCAGCCGGATATCTGCACGCTCGATGAGGGGCGCAAAAAGGGCTATCGATTCCAGATGGATTTAAATGACGGAGATAATGTTGATATCAGTATCAGCCTGCAACTGACTGAGCGTACCCTTATCCGGGAAGAAAACGGCGTGTTACACGTCAGCTATGCCCCGGAGCCACCCCTGCCGGAACCTGTTACACGACCGACTGAGCTTTATATCAATGGCGAGCTGGTGAGTAAGTGGGATGAATGAATTTAAGCCTTTTGACGAAAAAATTGCGGGGTTGATTGCGTCAATATTACCGGCTGGACGGCGTAAGCTGGCTGCTGAAATAGCAAAGCAACTGCGTAGATCCCAACAGCAACGAATCAAACAGCAGAAAGCGCCTGATGGCACGCCGTATCAGGCACGAAAACGACAGCCGCTCAGGGCGAAATCGGGACGCATCAAGCGCGCTATGTTCCAGAAGCTGCGAACGAGTCGCTATATGAAAGCCAGTGGCCGCAATGATGCTGCTGTAGTGGAGTTTACGGGCAAGGTGCAACGCATAGCGCGCGTTCATCAGTACGGGCTTAAAGACCGGCCCGGTCCGAACTCTCAGGACATACTCTACCCGGAGCGTCAGTTACTTGGATTTACTGAGAGCGATTCACAACTTATTGACATGCTAATTTCAAAACATATTAAATAGAGGAAATCATTTCTTGCTACCTAGGGCTTTAAAATTGTATTGTTAACAAAACAAATAACACGGGTATCTTGGTATGCTAAATAAGTTCGATATTATAAATAATCAGGAAGATTGTTATATTCTTGTGGGGAGAAATGGAAGCGGTAAAAGCTCATTGTTATTCGAGTTGGCAGAGGATTTTCATAACGCAGGTTACAATGTTATTGCTGTTTCAAATACATTGTTTGATAAATTTCTAGTGCATAAAAATAGCGATCAATACGACTACATTGGTGGTAAGTTAGGACGTTCCTTCCCTGCGTTAGCCATAAAAAGAACTATTTCAGCAAACAAAAATGATCGGCTTGGTCGTATATTTTTTGTGTTGAAAGAAATAGGTTATGATCAGAGGGTAGGTGTAAGAATTAAATTTAGAAGGAAATTTAAAGAAATATTTAGATACCCGGGTGATACAATGAGAGATCACTATAAAGCTTTCTTTGATAATATAGATGAGGACATTCCAGATGAACTGATGTCCGCCTTAAATAAGGCCGTGTATAAGACTGGCAATAGGCTGAGTGTGTTGGATTGGTTGGAGGGTGAAGATAATGTTTTCTATGAGAGTGATTTTAATTCATATTTGCAATTGATAAGATATGAGCGACTTCTAAAAAAAGCGAAAATAATTTCTTCTATTGAGATATTTCTTAGTAAACATGGTTCTAGTTTTCCTCTAAATCATGCAAGCTCAGGAGAGCTTTCCTTCATAGCTTTGCTTGTTCACGTCGCTTTTTGTGTAACGGATAATTCATATATATTCATTGATGAGCCTGAAAATAGTTTGCATCCACAATGGCAAAATGAATATTTAGAATTGCTAAAAGGAGTTATCGGATATAATCAGTGTGTAATTGTCGTAGCTACACATTCCCCGTTGATTGTCACTTCTCTTTCAGCACAAGATAATGCCGCTATTTTTAAACGAACAAAAAATGGGTTTGAAAAAGTCGAAGCTTATGATGATAATGCTGAAGAAATATATATTGATTACTTTGACACGTTAACACCTAAAAATAGAGCGTTATCCAATAGATGTGTAGAGATTATAGATGAATACACATTGGGGAAAACGACTTTACATAAAGCCAAGGAACAATTGTTTACTTACGAGAGAATGTCGAGTGATTCTGCTCAGATTGAGTTTCTTTCTGGTGTTGAAGCCATATTGGATAACATAGATAAAAATAAAGGAAAACACCATGGCTAATTTTTCATTTACCGAAGAAGAAAAGTCTTTGATAAGGAGTGCGATCGCTAAGGGGCATGGTTTTTGGGGTGATGGTTCTTTGGCGGATATTAAGGGAAAAGTGAAGGTCTTTTTAAGGGAGCGACAGGTTGAGGTTTGTTGTTATTGTTCAAGGAATACAGATAATGAATTTAAAATGGTATTGGATATTGAGCATGTGATACCCAAGTCTGTCTTAGTTTCTGAGATGTTTGAATTAAATAACCTGGCAGCATCATGTAAGCGATGCAATATGAGCATAAAGAAAGAAGATGTCTCTTTTATTAATGAGGATATAAATACTTTTAAAGCTGGAGGGAGGTATTATCTCTCGGAGAGTTATAAATTCTTGCACCCCAATCTCGATAAGTGGGATGATAATTTACATTATTACGTTGTACAGCGTAATGATAGAAAGATGGTTTATTATAACGTGGTTGAAGGAAGTGAAAAAGGAGAGTATACGAAAAAATATTTCCGGCTGGCAGATATTCAAGTAAATACCTTTGATGAAGTACAGGAAGCTACAGCAAGAAAAGAACCTGTGGACCCCGAAGTGGCTAGTAAGTATATAAAGCTAGTTGATTCAATGTTGAGTAAAAATTAAGTTGAATCGAAAATATTAAACTTCCATTGTTTGACAGATATACTGAAAAACAATTATGTGGTTTATCAAATGTAGCCGTTATCTGGTAACGGCTATTTACAATCGTTTGTTGTTTCACTGTTCATCCAATTGATCTCGATTGCCGCTGGCCTTGCCCGGCGGCATCATTTCCCCATGAATACGTTAAATTCCATTCAGGATATCGCCCGCGCGATACGAAACCTTATCCGCACCGGCATTGTGATTGAAGTTAATCCCGATGAGGGGCTCTGCCGTGTCCAGACCGGCGGGATGCAAACCACCTGGCTAAACTGGCTGACCTGCCGCGCCGGTCGCTCGCGTGTCTGGTGGGCTCCCTCGGTTGGCGAGCAGGTGCTCATTCTGGCCATTGGCGGCGAGCTCGATACCGCCTTTGTGCTGCCCGGTATTTTCTCTGATGACCATCCCGCGCCGTCGGCCTCCCCTGATGCCTTTCACGTTTCCTTTCCTGACGGAGCGGTTATTGAGTACGAGCCCGAAAGCGGGGCGCTCACGGTGAGTGGCATCAAAACCGCTGATGTCACCGCGTCGGACGTCATTACCGCAACGGTGCCGCTGGTACTGGTCAAAGCGTCCACCCGCATTACGCTCGATACCCCCGAGGTGGTCTGCACCAACAAGCTGACCACGGCCACGCTTGAGGTGCAAAAGGGCGGGAAGATGAGCGGCAACATCGAGCATGACGGCGGCACGTTTAAATCAAACGGAGTGCAGGTGGATGACCATGACCACGGCGGCGTGAAACGGGGCGATGACAGAACGGTGGGGACAAAATGACGACGAGCTATCTGGGGATGAACCGTCATACCGGGCTCAGTATTTCTGAGATTGAGCATATCAGGCAGAGCGTGCGCGACATTCTGGTCACGCCGGTTGGCTCGCGTGTGATGCGTCGTGAATATGGCTCGCTGCTGTCGGCGCTTATTGACCAGCCGCAGACCCCGGCGCTACGCCTGCAGATTATGGCCGCGTGCTATTCCGCGATCCAGGAGTGGGAGCCACGTGTCAGCCTGACGACCATCACCTTTGAACGCGGGGAGAATGACGGCACGATGTATGTCGATATCACCGGCACGCGGTCGACGTCAGGCCAGCCCTTTTCTATCACCATTCCACTGAGTTAAACACTATGGCTATTGTTGACCTGAGCCTGCTCGCTGCGCCTGATGTGGTGGATGAGCTGGATTATGAAACCATTCTGGCAGAACGAAAAGCGACGCTTGTCTCACTGTATCCGGAGGAACAGCAGGAGGCGGTTGCGCGCACGCTGACGCTTGAGTCTGAGCCGGTTGTTAAGCTGCTGCAGGAGAACGCTTACCGGGAGGTTATCTGGCGTCAGCGCGTGAATGAATCGGCGCGCGCGGTCATGCTGGCGTATGCCGCCGGTAATGACCTCGATAACATTGGCGCAAATTTCAGCGTCGGGCGTCTTGTTATCACGCCTGCAGATGAGACCACGCTGCCGCCCACACCTGCCGTTATGGAGTCGGACACCGATTACCGTCTGCGCATTCAGCAGGCGTTTGAAGGAATGAGCGTGGCCGGGTCTGGCGGCGCTTATCAGTTCCATGGTCGCAGCGCTGACGGACGGGTCGCGGATATCTCAGTGACCAGCCCGTCGCCCGCCTGTGTGACGATTTCTGTGCTGTCGCGTGAAAACAACGGCGTCGCCTCTGATGAGCTGCTCACTGTTGTCCGTAACGCGCTTAATGCCGAAGATGTCAGACCGGTCGCCGACCGAGTGACGGTGCAGTCAGCCGACATTGTTGACTACCAGATAACCGCCTCGCTGTATCTCTATCCCGGTCCCGAGAGTGAGCCCATTCGCGCCGCTGCCTTGAAAAAACTGGAGGGCTATATCAGCGCGCAGCACCGTCTCGGGCGTGATATTCGCCTGTCTGCCATTTATGCCGCGCTGCATGTCGAGGGTGTCCAGCGCGTCGAGCTGGCCGCACCGGTGGCTGACCTTGTGCTCAGCAGTGCGCAGGCGTCATTTTGCACTGATTACAGCATTGTGATCGGGGGCTCGGATGAGTGATACCCGTCTGCTGCCGGTGGGCTCGTCACCGCTTGAGGTGGCGGCGGCGCGTGCCTGCGCGGATATCGAAAACACCCCCGTCCCGCTGCGTCGTCTGTGGAGTCCTGATACCTGCCCGGCTAATTTGCTGCCGTGGCTGGCGTGGGCGTTTTCTGTCGACCGCTGGGATGAGAACTGGCCGGAGGAAACGAAGCGCGCTGTCATCCGTGATGCGTACTTTATTCACTGCCACAAAGGCACTATCGGGGCTGTTCGTCGGGTGGTGGAGCCGCTCGGCTATGTCATCAACGTCACGGAGTGGTGGGAGACCCGCGACCCGCCCGGCACATTCCGGCTTGATATTGGTGTGCTGGAAAGCGGTATCACTGAGGAAATGTATTTTGAAATGGAGCGCCTGATTGCGGATGCGAAACCTGCCAGCCGTCAACTGATTGGTCTGAATATTATTCAGGACATTCCCGGTCATATGTTTGTCGGTGGTCTGGTGTATGACGGTGACATTATTACGGTTTACCCCGGATAAGTGAGGAATAATGAGCACGAAATTTAAAACAATTATCACCACTGCCGGTGCTGCAAAACTGGCGGCGGCCACGATGCCGGGTGGTAAAAAAGTGAACCTTACCGCGATGGCCGTCGGCGATGGCGGCGGCGCGCTGTCGGAGCCGAACGCCGGTCAGGTAAAACTCATCAATGAAGTCTGGCGTCATGCGCTGAATAAAATCAGCCAGGATAACAAAAATAGAAACTATATCGTGGCTGAGCTGGTCATTCCTCCCGAGGTGGGTGGCTTCTGGATGCGTGAGCTGGGTCTGTATGATGACGCAGGCACGCTGATTGCCGTTGCCAATATGGCGGAGAGCTACAAGCCGGAGCTGGCGGAGGGCTCGGGGCGTGCGCAGACCTGTCGCATGGTGATTATTGTCAGCAGTATCGCCTCGGTGGCGCTGTCCATTGATGCGACAACGGTGATGGCCACGCAGGATTATGTTGACGACAAACTGGCTGAGCATGAGCGGTCCCGCAACCATCCTGACGCCACGCTGAAAGAAAAAGGCTTTGTGCAGCTCAGCAACGCGACCGACAGCACGTCTGAGGCGCTCGCCGCAACGCCGAAAGCGGTTAAGGCGGCGTATGACCTTGCTAATGGTAAATATACGGCTCAGGACGCGAGCACGGCGCAGAAAGGTATCGTTAAACTCAGCAGCGCGACCGACAGCACGTCTGAGACACTCGCGGCGACGCCGAAAGCGGTCAAGGCGGCATATGACCTTGCCAGTGGTAAATATACGGCTCAGGACGCGAGCACGGCGCAGAAAGGTATTGTGAAACTCAGCAGCGCCACCGACAGTGAGTCTGAGTTGCTTGCCGCCACCCCAAAGGCAGTAAAAGCCGTGAATGATAATGCGAATGGCCGCGTGCCGTCCGGGCGAAAAGTAAACGGAAAGGCGCTTACCGGTGATATCAACATCACCTCGCAGGATATTTTTGACGGGCAGGTCGTGATGATTGGTGCAAACCAGAATCTTGACAGCTATCAGACGCCGGGACTGTATGCCCAGGATGCGAACGTTAATACCAGTGCAGCACTGAATTATCCGGAGAATAATGCGGGTTCCTTGATGGTACTGCGAAGCGCCGGAGTCACTCAGGTTTATCGGACTTACAACAGCTCGCGAATCTGGTCCCGAAGCAAATATAGCACTGGACCATGGACCACCTGGGCGCGTGAATACAATACCCAAAATAAGCCCAGTGCAGGTGATGTAGGTGCGCTCCCAATTACCGGCGGCACGCTTACTGGTCCGCTTGGAATTGGAGTGGCGAACGGGAACGGCCTCGGCGGCCACTCCATTGTTTTAGGCGATAGCGATACCGGCTTCAAGCAGGAAGGCGATGGGATCCTGAATGTTTATGCAAACTCAGCGCTTGTTATGCGGTTTATTAGCAGCCTCATTGAAAGCCTGAAACCGTTAAAAGTTAACGGTAATTGCATTGCCACGGGTGAAATTCAGGCGGGTAACGGTTCGGCACGTCTGGCAACTGACGGTAACGTATATGGCACTATGTGGGGTGGTTGGTTGCGGGATTATCTTAACGCCACCTTTCAACCCAAAGGGAGTTTCACACCAGCAGGTCAGGCTTATACAAAAGCTGAAAGCAATGCACGTTTTATCCAGGATATCCGCCAGTCAGGGATTATGAATCTGAATGTAGGGTCGCATGCCAACACCCAGGCCCCCGCAGGTGGTGTGGTGATTGGTGCTATCGTCAACGGCGACTGGGATAACAACGAAATACTGAAATACACGTGGTTACAGAAGAACGTCAACGGGACCTGGCTGACCATTGGACGTGTGTAAGGAATGGAACAATGATTCATTTAAAAAATTTTACTGAATATACACCTGAGTCGGAAGAAAACGCAGAGTTGAATGCTGAGTTCTCAGCGCTGTTTCTGCGTTCTCAGGACGGAGTGGATTGGTACGACGCTCAGGCAGGGTTCGGGCCAGACACAATGAAAATTGTTTATGACAACAGCAATGTTATTGTTGGTTATTCAACCGATGTTTCAACATTAGTACCTTACGGTTGTTCGGTTGTTGAGATGAGTCTCAGCATGATTCCCGAAACACTTACTGATGACAATACGTGGCAATTTATTGACGGTGAAATTACCCCTCGCCTGTACTCTCAAAAAGAGCAAACAGCTAAGGCTGAAGGCGAAAAGCTGTCGCGTTTGTCACATGCAACATCGGCTATTGCCCCCCTGCAGGATGCCGTTGATCTGGATATGGCAACGGAAGATGAAGCGACCGCGCTTAATGAATGGAAAAAATATCGGGTCATGCTCAGCAGGGTCAAACCCGAAGATGCCCCCGATATCACATGGCCGGAACTGCCCGCATAACCGGTATCACTCAGGCGGGCGGTTGCCCGCGCTTTCCTGCCTCCGGTTGTGTCAGACCTTATCCAACCCTGACAAATAGCCCGCCACCACCACACAACAGAAAATACACTCACCCTTAACCACGGAGTTAAACGGATGAGTGATTTTCATCATGGCGTAGAGGTCATCGAGATTAACGATGGCGTGCGCACCATTTCCACCGTCTCAACGGCCATCATCGGCATGGTCTGCACGGCCAGCGATGCTGACGAGAAAATGTTTCCCCTCAATGAGCCGGTACTCATTACTAACGTGCAAAGCGCTATCGGCAAGGCGGGCAAAAAGGGGACCCTGTCGGCATCCCTGCAGGCCATCGCTGACCAGTGTAAGCCGGTTATTGTGGCCGTGCGCGTGGCCGAAGGCGCAGAAGACCCGGACGACCCGGAGACCGGGAAGAAACAAACCATTTCCAACATCATCGGCACGACAGATGAAAACGGCAAATACACCGGCCTGAAAGCGCTGCTGACGGCGCAGACCGTCACCGGCGTGAAGCCGCGCATTCTCGGCGTGCCGGGGCTGGACTCACAGGAAGTGGCGACGGCGCTCGCGTCCACCTGCCAGAGCCTGCGCGCGTTTGGCTATGTCAGCGCGTGGGGCTGCAAAACCATTTCTGACGCCATCGACTACCGCGAGAATTTCAGCCAGCGCGAGCTGATGGTTATCTTCCCTGATTTTCTGGCATGGGACACCACGGCGAATGAGACTGCGACAGCCTGGGCAACGGCGCGCGCACTCGGCCTGCGTGCCAAAATTGACCAGACCGTCGGCTGGCATAAAACCCTGTCAAACGTCGGCGTGAATGGCGTCACCGGCGTCAGTGCCTCGGTGTCGTGGGATTTGCAGGAGCCCGCGACCGATGCCAACCTGCTTAACAAAGCCGGTGTTACGACGCTTATCCGCAATGACGGTTTCAAGTTTTGGGGAAACCGCACCTGCTCAGATGACCCGCTTTTCCTGTATGAGAACTACACCCGCACCGCGCAGGTACTGGCCGACACGATGGCGGAGGCGCACGCGTGGGCGATGGATAAGCCCATCACCCCGACCCTCATTCGTGACATCGTTTCGGGTATCAATGCCAAATTCCGCGAGCTGAAAAATAACGGGTATATCGTTGACGGCTCCTGCTGGTATGACCCGGAGTCAAACGAGACTGCGACCCTGAAAGTCGGGAAGCTGTATATCGATTACGACTACACCCCCGTCCCGCCGCTGGAGAACCTGACCCTGCGCCAGCGCATCACCGATACCTATCTGGCGAATCTGTCGGACTCGGTCAACAGCTAAGGAGCTCAGAGCATGGCGTTACCCCGCAAACTTAAATATCTGAATATGTTCAACGATGGCCTCAGCTACATGGGCGTCGTAGAGTCCGTCACCCTGCCAAAGCTGACCCGCAAGCTGGAGAAATATCGCGGCGGTGGGATGCCGGGCGCGGTGTCGATTGACCTCGGACTCGATGACGACGCGCTGTCGCTGGAGTGGACGCTCGGCGGTCTGCCTGACGTTGAGCTGTGGGCGCAGTATGCCTCGCCGGGCGCTGACAGTGTGCCGCTGCGCTTTACCGGCTCTTTCCAGCGTGATGACACCGGCGCGATTTCTGCCGTCGAGGTGGTGATGCGTGGCCGTCACAAAGAATATGACGGCGGTGAGAACAAGCAGGGCGAAAGCGGCACGACCAAAATGTCGACCGAGTGCGTCTATTACCAGCTCACGATTGATGGCCGCGAAGTCATCGAGATTGACGTCGTTAACATGGTGCTGAAAGTCGACGGCGTCGACCGTCTGGCGGAGCACCGTCGGGCGATTGGCCTGTAATCCCTTAACCGGTCAGTGAGGCTGGCCGGTCCCTTTTCCTGATGAGAATACCCATGAAAAATATCAATGAAACTGCCGTTGCTGACACTGAAACCGTCAATCCGAATGTGGTGATTTTTGATACCCCGCTGATGCGCGGTGAGCAGAAAATTGAGCAGGTCACGCTGACCAAACCGAATGCCGGAACCCTGCGCGGGGTGTCGCTGGCCTCACTGGCGAATTCTGACGTTGATGCGCTGATTAAAGTGCTGCCGCGCATGACGTATCCCGCCCTGACCGAGCACGAGGTCACGCGTCTCGATGCGTCTGATCTGATTTCGCTGGCCGGGAAGGTGGTCGGTTTTTTGTCGCCTGCTTCGGGTCGCTGACCTTTCCGAAAAACCTGTCGGTCGATGACCTGATGGCGGATATCGCGGTGATTTTCCACTGGCCTCCATCAGAGTTACATTCCCTGAGCGTGACCGAGCTCCTGACATGGCGCGACAAGGCGCTGCAACGAAGCGGAAACCATCATGAGCAATAACGTCAGAATCGAGGTGCTGCTGAATGCCGTCGACCGGGCGAGCCGCCCACTCAAAGCGATCCAGAACGCCAGTAAATCCCTGTCCGGTGATATCCGCACGTCACAGAAAAGCCTGCGCGAGCTGAATGCGCAGGCATCCCGTATCGACGGATTCCGAAAAGCCAGCGCACAGCTTGCCGTGACCGGTCACGCGCTTGATAAAGCGAAACAGGAAGCCGAAGCGCTCGCCACGCAGTTTAAAAACACGGAGCGCCCGACGCGCGCACAGGCGCAGGTGCTTGAATCCGCGAAGCGTGCCGCCGAAGGGCTGCAGACGAAATACAACAGCCTCACGGAGTCGGTAAAGCGCCAGCAGCGCGAGCTCGGTGCTGTGGGGATTAATACCCGTAATCTGGCAAATGATGAGCGGGGGCTTAAATCCCGCATCGCTGAAACCACCGCCCAGCTTAACCGTCAGCGCGAGGCACTGGCGAAAGTCAGCGCACAGCAGGCGAAGTTAAGCCGGGTGAAAGAACGGTATCAGGCCGGTAAATCACTGGCCGGTAACGCGGCGGCGGCGGGCGCTGCCGGGGTCGGTATTGCGACGGCGGGAACGATGGCCGGGGTTAAGCTGCTGACGCCGGGCTATGAGTTTGCGCAGAAGAACTCAGAGCTGCAGGCGGTGCTCGGTGTCGACAAACAGTCACCCGAAATGCAGGCGCTGCGCAAACAGGCGCGTCAGCTCGGGGACAATACGGCGGCCTCTGCCGATGATGCGGCGGGGGCGCAGATTATTATCGCCAAAAGTGGCGGGGATGCGGCGGCCATTCAGGCGGCGACGCCGGTCACGCTGAATATGGCGCTGTCCAACAGGCGCACGATGGAAGAGAACGCTGCGCTGCTGACCGGGATGAAATCAGCGTTTCAGCTTTCAAACGACAAGGTCGCGCATATTGGCGATGTTCTCTCGATGACGATGAACAAAACTGCCGCCGACTTTGACGGGATGAGCGATGCGCTGACCTATACCGCGCCGGTGGCGAAAAATGCCGGGGTGAGTATCGAGGAAACCGCCGCGATGGTGGGGGCGCTGCACGACTCTAAAATCACCGGCTCGATGGCGGGAACGGGAAGCCGTGCTGTCATGAGTCGCCTGCAGGCACCGACCGGCAAAGCCTATGACGCCATCAAAGAGCTCGGGGTGAAAACCTCCGACAGCAAGGGCAACACCCGCCCGATATTTTCCATCCTGAAAGAAATGCAGCGCAGTTTTGAGAAAAATAATCTCGGAACCGGCCAGAAAGCCGAATACATGAAAACCATTTTCGGGGAGGAAGCCAGCTCAGCGGCCGCCGTGCTGATGACGGCGGCCTCAACCGGCAAGCTCGATAAGCTCACCGCCGCGTTTAAAGCCTCGGACGGCAAGACTGAGGAGCTGGTTAAGGTTATGCAGGATAACCTCGGCGGCGACTTCAAAGAATTTCAGTCAGCCTATGAGGCGGTCGGGACTGACCTGTTTGACCAGCAGGAGGGCTCTCTGCGTAAGCTGACGCAGACGGCCACGCAGTATGTGCTCAGGCTTGACGGCTGGATCCAGAAAAATAAGGGGCTGGCGACTACCCTCGGCGTGGTGATCGGGGGCGCGCTGGCGCTAATCGGGGTGATGGGCGGGATTGGCCTGATTGCCTGGCCGGTGGTAATGGGGATAAATGCCATCATTGCGGCTGCTGGCGTGCTTGGTGTGGTTTTCAGTACGGTCGGCGGCGCGATTGTCACGGCCATTGGCGCAATCAGCCTGCCGGTGCTGGCGGTCGCCGGGGCGGTGGTGGCCGGTGCGCTGCTCATCCGTAAATACTGGGAGCCGATTGGTGCATTCTTCTCGGGCGTGGTGGAGGGGATGAAAGCTGCCTTTGCCCCGGTGGGGGCGATGTTCACCCCGCTCGCGCCGGTGTTTGATGCCATTGCGGAAAAGCTGGGCGTTGTCTGCCAGTGGTTTAAAGACCTGCTTGCGCCGGTGAAAGCCACGCAGGACACGCTCGACAGTTGCAAAAATGTCGGCGTGGCGTTTGGTCAGGCGCTGGCTGATGCGTTGATGACGCCGCTCAACCTGTTTAACAGCCTGAGCGGCAAGGTTGACTGGCTGCTGGAGAAACTCGGCGTTATCAAAAAAGAATCGACCGACCTCGACCAGACTGCAGCCAAAGCGGATAAGGCTTCACCGGGTGGCGGGTATATCCCTGCGACAGCGAGTTATGGCGGGTATCAGGCGTATCAGCCGGTCACTGCGCCTGCAGGTCGCTCTTATATCGACCAGAGCAAAAGCGAATACAACATCACCCTGCAGGGTGGCGTTGCGCCGGGTGGCGACCTTGACCGCCAGCTCCGCGACGCCGTCGACAAACTTGACCGTGAAAAGCGTGCGCGTCAGCGATCCAATATGAGACTCGACTGAGAGAGGGGGCAAAATGTTAATGGTGCTGGGCTTTTTTGTGTTTGAACGGCGCACCCTGCCGCATCAGTCGATGCAGTATTCGAAGGACTACCGCTGGGTGTCCAATGACCGTATCGGCAAACGACCGGCTTATCAGTTTCTCGGCGAGGGGGAAACCTCACGCACCCTGTCGGGGACGCTGTACCCTGAAATCACCGGCGGGCGTCTGTCGCTGCTGGCGATTGAGCTGATGGCCGACGAGGGGCGTGCATGGCCGCTGATTGACGGAACCGGCATGATCCACGGGATGTACGTTATCGATAAAGTGACCCACAACCACACCGAGCTTTTCAGCGACGGCGCAGCGAGAAAAATCGAGTTCACTCTGTCCCTGAAACGCGTCGACGAGTCGCTCGCGGCCATGTATGGCGACCTGAAAACGCAGGCGGATAATCTGGTCACGTCTGCCAGTGAATGGGTGGGAGGGCTGGCAGGATGATAACGGGAATGAATATTCAGGCCGGAGCGCGGGTTGCGCCCGCGTATATGCTCACGCTGGATGGGGAGGATATCACGCAGAATTTCAGTGACCGGCTTATCGGCCTGACCATGACCGACAATCGCGGATTTGAGGCTGACCAGCTCGATATTGCGCTCGATGATACCGACGGGCTGGTCGAGTTGCCGCCGCGCGGGGCATCGCTGACGCTGTGGCTGGGCTGGCAGGGCTTTGCACTGGTCAACAAGGGGAGTTTTACGGTCGATGAAATCGAGCACCGGGGCGCACCTGATACGCTGACCATCCGGGGACGTAGCGCGGATTTTCGCGGGTCGCTGAACTCGCGGCGCGAGCAGTCATGGCACGACACCATTCTCGGGGTGATTGTGGAGACCATCGCGCAGCGTAATAAGCTGACGGCCAGTGTTGCTGACTCTCTGAAAGCCATCGTCATTCCCCATATCGACCAGACGCAGGAATCCGACGCGGCGTTTTTGTCCCGCCTTGCTGAGCGTAACGGTGCATCCGTGTCGGTGAAAGCCGGGAAATTATTGTTCCTGAAAGCCGGTAGTGCGATGACGGCCAGTGGTAAGCCGATCCCCCAAATGACCGTCGAGCGTGGTGACGGCGACCGCCATCAGTTCGCCATTGCAGACCGGGAGGCGTACACCGGCGTGACGGCGAAATGGTTGCATACCAGAGACCCGAAACCACAAAAGCAAAAGGTGAAGCTCAAACGTAAACCCAGAGAGCAGCACCTGCGAGCGTTACAGCACCCGAAAGCCGCTAAAACATCGACAAAGGCCAGAGAGAAAAAGGCGCAGGAAGCGCGGGAAGGTGAGTATATGGCCGGAGAGTCGGACAACGTTCTTGAGCTCACGACCATCTATGCCACAAAGGCGCAGGCCATGCGCGCGGCTCAGGCAAAGTGGGACAAGATACAGCGGGGCGTGGCGGAATTTTCGATTACGCTTGCTACTGGCCGGGCTGATTTATTTCCTGAAACGCCGGTGGCCGTGAAGGGCTTTAAGCGCGTGATAGACGAGCAGGCATGGATAATCAGCCGTGTGGTGCACAGCCTTAACGGGAGCGGCTTCACGACGGGCCTGGAGCTTGAGGTTAAGGTTTCTGATGTGGAGTATGAAAGCGAGGAAATAACGCGCTAATTTAATATATGTGTTTGTTTTATAAGGTTAAAGTGAGTAAAATCACTGTATTGAAAACGCTCAGAGGTGCTCATCATGTTTCACTGCCCGAAATGCCATTACGCCGCTCACGCCCGCACGAGTCGCTATTTTTCTGACACCACAAAAGAGCGGTATCATCAGTGCACAAACATCAACTGCAGTTGTACTTTTGTCACGACTGAAACCGTTGAGCGCTTCATCGTTTCGCCGGGGGAAGTCGTACCGGCTCCGCCGCACCCGACGATGACCGGTCAGCATCAAATGCCCTGGCTGTGA